GTGTCCATACCAAATTCGGTATATTGTGCTGCTTTGAATTTGGTTGTCATTAGTGCGGTTTCTTGTCTGGCAATGAATTTGCATCGCTCTTTTGACAGACGGAGCTTGCCCATGATTATGTCACGGACCTCTTGCCGTGGCCTGCCGTTCATGATTGCAGTGTTGAGCTTAGTCCTAAGATCCTCCACAACTTCCTGTGAGAAATCGATCACGGCTCCCTTCATCCTGATTTCACCTTTTTGGGCAAGCGCCAGTTTTATCGGAAGTTGATCGGTAACGAGATACCCTTGCTTGAAGCGCTCCATTGCGGCAGGATCGAGCTTTGGTTGTACTGCAAGCTCTTTATGTATCGCGCTTTTAATCTCCTGTGAAACGTTCCTAATACCCACTAAATTCATTTCATCCAAGTTGGCGATATTCTGTATTAAAGCGGCAGTATCAGCCATCATTGTATCAAACTTTTGATTGAGCTGCGTTGCTAGTTGTTTCATCGCTTTTTTGTTGAGATCGATTGCTTTTTTGAGTGAGGTAGTCAGCATGGGCACGGGCAATATCCACGTTCCTCCTCGAAATCGACCGCCTAGCTCTTTTATTTCTTTTGATATCGCTGCCGACCTTTTGCCACGGAATCGACCGTGTTCATATTGAATCGTACCATCACGCAAGGCTCGCTCAAGAGCCGTTGCCTTGGCGTTGGTGTTGGCTTCCTCAAGAGACCTAAGCAGTGGCTCGAAGATTGACTTTTTCAATGTCTCGTAAAGCTCCTTAGCAGCTTTCGCATGCCACGAATCCTTATAAATGACAGGTTGTAATTTCTTTTTTGGCATTAAGCTCGCCCCGTCCTGCCTACTGATTTCGCTTCCTCAAGAGAATCCGCGCCAATCTCTGACAGCTCTTCAAGATCCATAGCCTCATTTTCATCAAGATCGATATCGAAAACCTTCTCTAAGTTTATCAATTCGACTGCTTTTTCCGATGTTATTATGCCGTTATTAAAAGCGGTGATAACCCTATTTAGATTCTCAGTTTTTAGCAAAGAATCCTCTTGTGAGGATACCACTTTCAATGGATGGAAATTGAAATTGATCTTCTCAGGAACATAATTAAAAAGCTTTTGACATCCGATTTCGAGCATCGTGGTTAAGCCTGATTTGACCTTCGATCTGATTTCGCTCTCGATCATTGCGTTATAATTTTCGATATCTTCCTCGCCAGCCGAGAATCCTGCCGCTGATATTCCAAAAAGCTTTGTCATTGGCATCCGTAGGTCGGCTGCAAGTCCTATTCTGATTTGTGTGAGGATTTCAGCTAGTCCAGAGAATGACATTACCTTCGCTTCATAGTCGTCATTCTTATCGATAACAAGAGCGTTCTGATAGTTCTTCAGCTTAGCTGCCAGCCCGATTCTTTGAGCTGTCAACGTAGCTCCCTGTGGTGTCATAACCGAGCCGTTGAAGCCTTCGATCTTGAACACGTCGACCTTGCTCTCATCCAAAATTTCGAATGCGACAGATTGATGCTTGACGTATTGATTCCACGATCTGAGGATTTTTTCAATCTCAGAAACTCCCCATCCGGAGAACTGACCACGGATCAAACTAGGCGCTATCTTACCCATGATCTTTATCACGTTGTCACGATGCAATCGATGGCCGTAGTAATTGAAGGGAACCTCCTGCTTGTCCACAGCCAGACGGTCAATCATCGCATTACCTTGTGGAGTATATGACAGCTCCCATCTATCGACAGGATAGAAAGCAAGAGGCGTTTTCTCTTTGATTGAGGCTACATTAAAGGGTTTATCCATCGTTTGACCAGCGTTGATTATGATACCAGCACCGCCAAATAATCTGGCCCACTTGAGAGCCTGAGCATAGGTCAACAAGATATCTTTTTCTAATACCCAATCCTCAAGCTCCTTGACCTCGTCGGAAGACATCTCAGGACACACGACTTGAATGCCGCCACGGAAAGCATCGTCCACAGGTTGATCGATTAGAACCTGAATAATCCCATGTTCTTGATACATAGTTGATATTAACGCACGGTTGAGCGTGACGGCTGCGTGGCGGTTATTGGCTTGTGCGGTGGATGCCTGCGATACGGCAGTACCTAGTGCCTCGGACACGAAATCGGTCAAGGAATTATTGAATCTTGTTTGATCAACTGGCGGTTTTATTTTCTTAGGTCTGCCCATGATTTGCTCCGAATTTTTGGTATGAATATTTATAGTACACTAAACGGATGTTATTCACTATAGTACTCCGGTATCATAAATCGTTACTTTCTTTTTAATAAGATCGTCTAGTCCATACCTCAAAGCATCGATACAATGGTTGAAATCATCTATTGGAATTGGCAAAACTTCATTAGTGCGCTTATCGATTTTAAAGGAGTATCGTTTAAATTCTGTGATTGTGTGGACACATGAGGGATGAATAACCACCGAATGAAATGAGCGAATATATTCTATTCCGTCCTCTACGCTCCCAGACCACTTTTTTGCCCCTTCGATTTGATAACCCATTCCCTTGATAAACGATATTGTCTCCGGTCTGGCGCAGTCTGCTCGGACCTTGTAGAACCTATTTGGTACGACCTTATTGATGAGGTGGGCAAGGTCTGGCAGCTCGATCCCGTGACCATAAGCCTCTCTATCGATATAGAGATTGCCGCTCCTGATAAAGCATCTTATTACGGTTGAGGGATCTTTTGAGAAGCCGAAGTCCATGCCGATCCTAAACGATTCCACTCCCTCGCTTGAGAAGTCTTGAACGATATACTTGCCCTTGAATATTTGAGCATCAGAGATAGTCCTTAGATCACCTTCCCAGACATGCAAATATTTCTCATAATCCGTTGCTTTCATGTGCTCCATCTCTTTGCGAAGCACATCAGGAAAGTGGGGATTATCGTTATAGTTAACCTTTTGCACGATAGCGTCAGGAGGAGGGTTAACAATGAACATTGTGTAAACTGGATCATCGTCAAATGTTGGGTTAAATGTTGCGATAATTTTACTATTATTTTTTCTGATAGTAGGTATGAGGATATCCCACGAGTTTTGGGATACTTTATCAGCTTCTTCGATCCAACAGATATCAATACCTTCAGTTGATTTGACTGATTCGATGTTATGCGCCAGACCTTTAAAAATGAAGGAGCTGCCGTTGATGCATTCGATTGAGGCTAGTTTAGTTGAGAAATATTGCTCTATGCCATACCTGACAATCAGACCTTTAAAAAGCGAATATACCGATTCCAGTATGGAGTTTTGAAGCTCTCTAGTGCAAAGAATCTTGATTTGAGATTGAAGCGATTTGCATAATAGGTATTGCGCGACAGCCCACGACTTGGCGCTACCACGACCGCCATAATAAACGTAGTACCTATAGTCATCCAGTAGGCCGGAGAATTTGTGCGGTACTTCGATTCTAATCTTTTGGTTGCTCATCCGGCTTTTTACCAACTTCAAAAGTTATGGTCGGGCCAGTGCCTACGTTAACCGAGACTGATTGAGGGTCGCTATTGACAGGTTTACCTATGATGCGGTTAAGGATCGCCTCAACGTACATTAGATTGCCGTCCTTGGCTGCTTTACCGTAGGCGGCCCCTATCATCCTCTCGCCCATGGTCATGCCTTTGCGCTTAATATCCTCGGCATAAAACTCCACGAGCATGAACCAGTATTTGTGGAGATGCTTGAGAGCGTCAACCTTGAGCTCTTGATTCAGCTCTTTCAGGTCGGCGGGTATTTTTGGCGCACCTTTAGTATTCCGCCTAGCATCGTGCCCCTTAGTAAATGGTCTTGTTCCTGTTAATTTTCCCTTAGCCATAATGACAGTTCTTTACAGTTATTAATGTTTTATTAAATCTAAAAATTCTAACCTTACTTCATGATTTCTCATAACACCCTGTAGCTCACTTGTAACCATAGAGGCATTCTGTTTTTGAATACCTCTTGATGTCATGCAAAAGTGCTGAGCCTCTAGGATAACAGCGACCCCGAGAGGCTTAATGTTATCGGTAATAGCATCGGCAATCTGTTTAGTCATACGCTCTTGAATCTGCAACCTGCGGGCAAAGCATTCAACCAATCGAGCGAGCTTTGATATTCCGACAACTTGTTTATCTGGGATATATGCAACGTGTGCTTTACCAAAAAACGGGAGCATATGGTGTTCACAGGTCGAATAGAATTCGATATCTTTTAGAATAATCATTTGGCTGTACCCGTCTTTATCAAACATGGTGCCAAGGATTTTCTCGGGATTCTGACTATAACCTGCGTAGAGATCCCGCCATGATCGAATTACTCTGTCTGGGGTATCTACTAGACCCTCGCGAGAGGGATCATCGCCAATGTGAGTTATAATTTTTGTAATTAGATCCTTCACTTTATCTCCAAAAACTTATGTAATTGACAGCCGAGCCTCCAGTCTGGATTTTCTTCTATGTATGCCTCGATCTTTTTAATTGTAATAGGCATATTATACCATTCTGGCGTAAGAAAGTAAATTTTACCATCTTTTAAATCGTGATGGTCTAGTATTTTAAAATCGAAATCATCGTCCACAACGTATTTAAATTCGTTCACATCTTTGATAATGCATTTATAGTTTGCTTGTCTTTTTGGTGAACATGTTACCCAATCGATACCATCTATAATTGGATAGGTGCCATTAGTTTCAACCGCAATGGTGAATCCTTGCTCTTTGAGGATCTTAACAATGTGCGGTGTGCTTTTGTGCATAAGTGGTTCACCGCCAGTAATTACAGCAAATCGGCTCGATTCTGCTTTTGCTATCTCTAGTAGGCTATCCTTGTTAATTAGGTGCCACTCAGTGAAATCTGTATCACACCACGGGCACGATAGATTGCAGAACGGCACTCTAACGAATAGCGTCCTACGTCCGGTGTGATAACCTTCACCTTGGAATGACCAGAAGATATCATTTACTTGCATTTCATAATCTTGCATCGGCTTTACAGTTCTCCGTCTCAAAGAGTTCGATATGCTCTACAACTATATTAGTATCGGCCAGAACCAGAGGAGCTACCACTCTTAAAATATGATCGGCCATATTCTCGGCGGTAGGGTTAAAAGGAGCTATCCAAACCTTTTTTGTGGTTTCAAATAACTGCAGCACTGGAATGAGGTTATAATCTTTTTCATAGATTATCATTGTGTGATCCCAATTATCATCTATCCACTTACCTATGCGTTCTTTTAGAACAGAGAAATCGATGATTCTGCCGAGGCTATCAAGCTCTTTGGCTGCGGCATGTATCCATATAATATAGTTGTGACCATGCAAATTGGCGCACTTTGATTCGTGTCCCAGCACCCTGTGACCTGAGCAAAATTGAATTTTTCTACAGCAAGTAATCATTTTTTTCCTCATGCAATATAATTAGTCGGATCCTCAATATCAGCAAAGCGAAATGCTGCTTTACGCTCGAAGCATGTTCCACATTGTCCACAGTGGATATGTCCACCGTTATAGCAACTATAAGTGAGGTGGAGCGGAGTAGCCAGAGACATTCCAATATGAATTATTTGTGCTTTGTTTAGATGACAAAAGGGACTAATTAACTTGATATTTTTCTCTGTACCTTTTTTAATGGCTTCAACCATCGGGTTTATGAAATCAATACGGCAATCAGGATAAATGGCATGATCTCCGAAATGATTACCAATTAAGATACAATCAGCATCGATGCTCTCGGCGTATCCTGCGGCTATAGACAGCATTATCCCGTTCCTGAATGGTACGACTGTACGCTTCATTGATTCATCTTCGTAATGCCCCTGTGGGATGTCACCACCTGATAAGAGGAGATCACTTTTAAAATGATCTGAGATGAAATCTAAGCGCATACGGACGATTGATACATTGTAATATTCTGCTAGTTGCTGTGCTGACATCCATTCACGGTCATTGTGCTTTGATCCATACCAGAATGACAGACAGCAAACATTGTCATAGTTATTCACAGCTTGCGCCAGAACCACGCTTGAATCTAATCCACCTGACAATACGACTAGTGCTTTCACAATATCTCCAATATTCTTTTATGCTCAATAATTAATGATTTGAGGTGACAATCTGCTGCTGCAACAGCATTAAAAAGGTGAGTTCCAAAGGTTTTTTTAATGTCTACTGATAATCGAATCGCTGAATTTGCCGCACATGTGTCTAAGAAAGTTTTGCTGCCACTATTACGCCAAGCACGGTCTTTTCTAGAATCGAGCAGGTCAATATTTTGTCTGGATAAAACCTCTTTTATTTTAACATCCAGAATATTTTTTCTATTTATTCTTACGAATTTTCCCCCGCCAATATAAAATCTAACCTGTCCATACTGGAAGCCGGAGTTCCATGATGAGCTGTCGCACATGTATGGCTTATAGTATTTAATGAAATCTATATTTGTGAATCCTAGCCAGTGAACTTTGCGGTCTTTAACATGGTGCATAATTCCTTTAA